ATGTGGACGATGTTGACCTTGTGGGCTTTGTGAAGCTGTCAAGCGCGCTGCGTGGTGACGATGGCGAACGCAAGAAGGTTATCAGCAACGGTGATCGTGAATTGATCTGCTACGCCACAGCAGCAAGCGTTTCAAAGAACGGTTACGGCATTACGGAACCTCTCGACCTTGAGCCGGGGAAAAACCCGTTGCTGGCATTCATGAAGGCCAAGCGGGCTGCAGCGAAAAAGAAGCCATCGGCGCAACCAGAACCGGAAACGCCGGGGACGCTGGATGCAGACGACGTTGATATTGATCCATCTGATTTTAACGAAGGGAATTGAGCATGTCATTTTGGGATTTGAGCGACGGCGAGAGCGCAGCAACTGGCGAAAAGGAATATGAACAGGAAAGCGGTAATCTTGCGCCTATTCCTGACGGATCAAGCGTCTTGGCTATTATTGACGAAGCCAAATGGCAGGAAACGCGGGACCGCGATGCCGAGTTCATTTCGCTCCGCTGGTCTGTCATGGAACCGGCTGAATATGCAAACCGTAAGGTATTCCAGAAGCTTTGGGTAACTGATGACGACCCCAACGCTAAGGATGCTGACAAGGCAGCAAAGAAGCGTGACAAGGCCAAGAAGATGCTTGCCGCTATCGATGCAAACTGCGGCGGCAAGTTGTCCAAGAAGGCCGGACGGCCAAGCGATGATGACCTTGCCTTGGCCCTCACAAATCGGCCTATGATTATTAAGTGCATGGTTTGGGAAATGAAGGACAGCGACGGCACGATGAATAGCGGCAATTGGATTGCTATGGTCGCACCAAAAAGCAAAGGAGTGTCTGTCAATACTTCAGTGAAGAAGACTTCTTCTCCGCGTGTGCCAGATGGGTCACAAGGAAGCGCCAACGCGTTTGTTGCAGATTTGGATGACGATATTCCATTCATCACGTCACGGGGAATATTTTAATTAACCCTTGTTTTGCACCTTTAACGACTGCATAACAAATGAGCGCGGCTAGACCGGCCAGTTGAAAAGAGGGTTACCCTCCTCCTGCCGCGCTTTTTTATGGGTAAACCGGAGGGCGGTTTATGGCGATGCCAAAGGGTTTTTACGTTTACGCGCACTTTACTCCAACATGGAGTTCTCCTTTTTATATCGGAAAGGGTAAGTCGTATCGGGCTTGGTGTTCCGATAAACGTGGCACCGAATGGAAAAAAATAGCATCTGAAGGGCTGGAAATTGAGATAGTGCAAGATGGCATGTCTGAGCCATGCGCATATACCCTAGAGAAAATTATTATAGATTTTTGGGGAACAGACTGGCTTGTCAACAAAGCTAAAGGTGGCGGCGCTCCTTATGGAGTATCACAGTCTATTGAATCTCGCATAAAGCGCAGAATGGCTATGATTGGCAAGAAAAATCACAATTATGGAAGACCATTGCCTGATCACGTCAGAGCCGCCGCGCTAGCTTTTAATTTGGGTAACATACAAAGTCCAGAGACGCGTAAAAAACGCAGCTTAAAAATGTCTGGTAAAAATCACCCTCAATTGGATCAATGCGAAAGGTCGTTCACTCATAATGACGGCATGACATTCATAGGGTTGCGAATTGATTTTATAGAAAAATACGGCCTTTCTCCTTCAAAGGTTTCGAACCTTATTTCGGGGATACGTAAATCTCACAAAGGATGGAAACTCACATGACCGACGAATCCACCCAACGCTCCCCCGCATGGTTTGAAAAGCGCAAAGGCCGCGTCACTGGCTCGATTGTCGGCGCAATCCTTGGCTTGTCGCCATACATGACGCGCGCCGATGCAATGCGTTCCATGGTGCGCGCCGCGATTGGCGAGCCGTCCGAATTTACCGGCAACATTGCGACCGAGCATGGCAACGCGCACGAAAGCCTTGCTATTGCTGAATTTCAGATGGCAACCGAATTGCGCGTCAAGCCCGCCTATTTTGTAATGCACGAGGATTGGCTGGGCGCGTCACCTGACGGTTACGTAAGCGACGGCGGGCTGATCGAGGTTAAGTGTCCGTTCGGGCTTAGGAACGATCCATCGCCTATTTTCAAGTCACCTAATGAGCAACCACATTACGTGGCACAGATGCAGGTGCAAATGTTTGTCGCCAAGACGGCGCATTGCCACTTTTGGCAGTGGACAAGCCACGGCACCAGTTTGCACCGCGTTGCATATGATCAATCATGGATTGACCGGCATTTGCCGATCTTGCGGCAATTCCATGCCGAGTATCTGGACGAGGTTACCAATAACGCAGATGATCATCGCGCGCCTAAGCGGATCGAGATTGATACGCCCGAAGCGCGCAAGATGGTTGCCGAATGGGATGATTTGAACGAACGCTTGGAGCAATTGGCAGAGCGCAAGAAAGACCTGCTTACCGATATGGTCAAGATGGCAGGCGAAAGGAACGCACTTCTAGCAGGCCGTAAGTTAACCATGACAAAGCGTGAAGGCGCAATCAGTTATGCCAAGGCCATCAAGGCCCTTTGCCCGAAAGCCGATCTGGAACCGTATCGCGGTAAAGCGTCGTCATTCTGGCAGGTGCGCTAATGCAGCTACGCCCATATCAACAAAAGGCTTGCGAGGCATCGCTCAAATGGATGCGCCGTTCGGTTGATCCATGCTTGATCGATGCGGCCCCGGCGGCAGGCAAGTCGTTCATGATAGCCTACGTCGCCAATGCCTTGCACAAGATAAGCAGGAAGCGTGTGCTGTGCCTTGCGCCTAGTGCAGAGCTGGTCAAACAAAACCATGAAAAGTATCTTTTGACCGGCGAATACGCTTCCATTTTCAGCGCAAGCGCAGGCGCAAAGTCTACGCGCCACGTTGTCGTCTTTGGCACACCATTGACGGTTAAGAACGCTATCAGCCGGTTTTGCAGACAGGGCGAAGAAGGGTTTTGCGCGGTTATTGTCGACGAATGCCACGGGATAACACCGACCATCAAAAGCATTATTGAAGCCATGCGCGAGGCAAATCCTAACTTGCGCGTTTTGGGGCTATCAGGCACGCCATTCCGCCTTGGTAGTGGCTATGTGTACCTAGCTTGGCCTGATGATGAAAACGGCAATGCGCGGATCAATGGCGACGACGTAACCAAAAATCCATATTTTATGAAATGCGTTTATCGCGTGAGCGCGCGCGAAATGTTGGATCAAGGCTTTATCACGCCCATGACAATTGGCGCGATTAATGCTGAGGCGTATGATACCAGCGGGATTGAGCTACTGCCTAACGGGACATTTAACCCCGATACGGTAGAGCGCGCTTTTGTCGGGCATGGTCGTAAGACCGCTGCAATCGTTTTTGACATTATCGAGAAGTCACGGGACCGTGCAGGCGGGATCATGTACTTTGCAGCCACAGTGCGCCACGCCGAAGAAGTGCTGGCTAGTTTGCCGCAAGGAACTAGCGGTATTGTCACTGGCGATGATTGCAAATTAGGCACTGGCGAAAGGATTAAGCGCGACAGGCTTATTCAATTATACCGCGATGGTGAGATACGTCACCTAGTCAGCGTCGGCACATTGACGACGGGGTTTGATGTAAGTCACACCGAAGTCATTGCCTTGCTGCGCTACACAGAGAGCGCGGCTCTTTTGCAGCAAATCCTTGGCCGCGCATGGCGCTTGCATGACGGCAAGGAAACCAGCCTATTGCTGGACTATGCTGCCAATGTCGAAAAGCATTTCCCAGATGGCGACATTTATAACCCCGTCATCAAAGCTGGTAAGGCAAGCGAAAGCGGGGACGGGATCGAAGCGGAATGCGAGGATTGCGGCTATGTAAACCAATTCAGCATGAAGCCCGACATGGCCGACTATCAACGCGACGCCAACGGCTATTGCATGGACGTGTTTGGCGAACGCATCATGACCGATTATGGCCCCATGCCTGCCCACTTCGGGCGGCGCTGCTTTGGCATGGTGCAGACAGGCCCAAAGGGTGAGCATGAGCGCTGCAATTATCGCTGGACCGGCAAGGATTGTCCGGAATGCGGTGAAAAGAACGATATAGCCGCGCGCTATTGCTATGTCTGCAAGGCCGAGATCGTTGACCCGAACGAAAAGCTAACCGCTGATTTTAAGGCGCTAAAGCGTGATCCACATAGGCCTCAAACGGATGTTGTGTTGTCCATGACGGTTAGGCCGGGGGTGAGTACGCGCGGGAACAAGACCATCCGCGCCGATTGGGTAACGCCATACCGCCAATTCAGCACATGGCACCAGCCGGAGGCTACACATACAAAAGGAATGCGGGATTGGCAGGCGTTTGAAAGCGCAACCGATAACGGCAATCAAAAGCCAGCCACAATCAGCTACTGCAAGGATGTTGAAAGCAGTTTTTATCGGATATTAGCTTACAACCGCCCTGCCGATATTGAACCACAAAGGGATAAAGCGGCATGAAGTTCAATCCCGATATTCCGATTTATGGCGATATCGCATGGCGCGGGAAGTGCCCGAAAGAGGAAGTCGAACAGGCTTCCTTTTTTAGCAAGTTGCGCCGTGAATATCCGGAGACATGGGGGCGGATTGCACTGCACCCGCGTAATGAAGGCTTGAAAGAAAAGGGGCAGTTTAGCAGCGTCCTAAAACATGCCGCCGAAGGTATGACCAAAGGCGCAAGCGACATTGTTATACCGGGATGCCCGTCATTCGTCTGTGAATTAAAACGCCAAGACCATACGCAATCAAAGTGGCAGGATGGACAAGAGGAGTATCTGGTCGCCTCTGCTAAGGCGGGATCATTCGTATGTGTCGCGCTTGGCGCTGCGGCGGCATGGGAAGCGTTTAAGATGTGGGAGGCTAACCAAGGTGCAGAGTGATCTATTCGCGCCTGATAAGCCCGCCAAGCGGGGTTTATGGCCTAGTGAGCAATTAGCCGCGTATCTTAATGGCGAAAGCGTGGGGTGCGATGCAATACGAAGCTGGGCGGCTTTTGAGATATGGAACGCAGCAAAAGCTATTTGCGCGATGCCGACATTAGAAAAAAGGCGGAGCGCATTAGGGAAAATCCCCGTTACGCTCCGCCATTACGTCAAAGATGATATGCGTAGGATATGGGGCGATCGCTAGATAAGGACTGGTCGTTAATCAACTAATCCCTCCGCCACCATATGCGCCAACTCGCTAACGCGGCGCCGCTCTATGTCCACCAGTTCGACTGGTATACCTTCGGGATGATCCTGAGCCAGTTTGGCAAGGCGTTCGGCTAGGTTTGTTAGGTGGTTGGTCATGCTGCAATCCTCGTTATAAGTTCAGCCACCTTACGGCGCTCATTTTCTTTGGTGCGCAAGGCTTCGTTGTGGATGGCTTCGACCAGCAGCCGGAACGGCTTGTCCGCCTCAATCTTAGCGGCGGCTTTCTTGCATCCATTGATAACCGTTGCATGATCCCTGCCACCTGACATGCGGCCCATTGCAGGGTAGCTGAAATATCCCTTGGATAAATGCCAAATGGCAAAGCGCACATTGACGCACGGCTTGTTTTTGCTCTTGCCCTTTAGCATGTCAACCGGGATGCGGGTAATCATAGACGCTGCTGTAAACAGTTCCGCCATTTTGTAGGGCGCTATCGGGCGAATACCCGGCTTTGCAACGGGTGCACCGGCCTTGCGACGGCTGTGTTCGTAGCAGAAGTTCGACACGGCACGCGCATCGATTTGCTTACCGCAGGATTTGCAGTGGCGAACGCGCGCGTCTATCTCGGCATTCATACACTTGCGGCATTTATCGTGCCTGCAGCCGTGAGATAGCTTTTTGCCGCAAGAGCAATGGCGCATTTTGGCCATACGTTCGTCAGCAAGGCGCTGCCCTGTGCATTGACGGCAAAAGCCTGATTTGTTGTATCTGCCCACCGCAGTTGTGCAGTGCGATGTTGCGCATTCTGTCATGCCAGCCACTCCCATAATTTAGCTAGGACGGCTATCCAAAAGCAGGCCAGTAGCGACACTACGGATAAGCGGGCTTTCTCGACGTGTTTCACACGTCCTGTCCTTTGCGTTTCGTGCCATGCTTGGCGGATCGACCAGAACCATGCGGGGATGTAGAAGGGTTTCATTTCGCGGCTTCCTTCGCTTCAATCTCACGTAATTGATACTGGCGAAAGATCGGCACAATCTCACCCCATTGCACTACGGCATTCTGTGTAATGCCCAACGCGCGTGCCACCGCCGCTTTGCTTCCATATCGCTTGACAACATCCATCGTTTTCATTTTGCGTCTCACTTTTTTGCAAATGCTTAGTTGACTTACCCCGTAAGGCGCGTTACGTCAATACACATAAGGAGCAAGCAACATGACCGATAGCGAATTACAGGAACTGGCAAGCGACATTCTGGCGGGCAAGACATTACCGTTCGGTCAGTATGGCGTTTACGATAGCGCGGACTGGATCGACGGTGCAGAACAGGCGCGTGAAGGCGACTTAACCGACTTGCGGATTATGGTTTCCAAGGAAGTCGCATGGGACCGTTTCACGTCCAGCCACGCCGCATCGCGCAATGATTGGACGTTCGACGAATATTGCGAAAGGATGGCAGCATGAGCGCCACAGGCTGGGCAATACGCCACGACGCAACCGCGCTGTCAGACCCTTGGGTCGCCAGCAACCTTGACCACGGCGCAACGGTGTTTGGCCGTGACCGTGCAGAGGTCCGCAGCGAGATAGCCGCATACGAAGGCCAGCGCTGGTTCGACGCCCGCCGCAACGCAAACGGGAGCCGGTGAGATGCAGCAAGCACCAACCTACGCCGACTTTGACCGCCTGTATGCCGCCACGCTGGAAAGCATTGAGCGCTGGTCAAAGGCCGAAGCTGAAATTGCAAAGGCCCGTCAAGACATGGCGCGCGATGTTTGCGCACAGATTGCCGCGATTGGGGGTGAAGCGTGAGCCGCCTATCAGAACACCACATCGCTAAGTGCGGTATCGAAGGTAAGTGCTCTGTTCCGATGTTTTCTGGCTACGGCCCAGATGGCTTTTGTGACCGCCCTGCATGGGGTGAGCAATATGATTTCAGCAGCGGTTACGCTGACCCGTCATGGCTTCGCCCCGGACAGTGGGCGGGTGGAGGCGGTCGCCAACGGCCATATGCGCCGGGATTATGCTGTGACCATCATGGTGGTCCAAGCGCCAGCGCAATCCGGTTCGTCCGTGATGGCAACATGTGGTGCGCGTTTCTACCCGGCTTTGAAAACTTGCAAGAAAGCGAAGCAGGTTTTGGCACGACACAAGCCAAGGCTGAGGCCGATTTGCGCGCCACTCTTGCCAAGGCAGGTGCCACATGACCCGCACCCTATCCCTGATCGCCCGCGCCGTCATCATCGAGCGTAGGCTTGTGGGCGCGCTGGTCATCATCGGCGCACCGCTTTTCGTCGCAATCGCGGCAATGATACCGAACTGAAAGGACGTACCGTGACCACGACAATTGAGAAATTCGACGTTCTGAACCGCTGGACCGGAAAAGTGCAGTTTACGGCAGAGATAACCGTAACGCCAGATATGCTGCCAAGCGTCAAGCTGAGGTTGGCAGTTCTCTGGGGTTATAGAAACGATGCCTACCTGAGCGGTGCCAACCTGCGCGGTGCCTACCTGAGCGGTGCCAACCTGAGCGATGCCTACCTGAGCGGTGCCAACCTGCGCGGTGCCTACCTGAGCGGTGCCAACCTGCGCGGTGCCAACCTGAGCGATGCCAACCTGCGCGGTGCCAACCTGAGCGATGCCAACCTGCGCGGTGCCAACCTGAGCGGTGCCAACCTGCGCGGTGCCAACCTGAGCGATGCCAACCTGCGCGGTGCCAACCTGAGCGGTGCCAACCTGCGCGGTGCCTACCTGAGCGGTGCCAACCTGCGCGGTGCCGACCTGCGCGGTGCCAACCTGCGCGGTGCCAACCTGCGCGATGCCTACCTGAGCGGTGCCAACCTGCGCGGTGCCTACCTGAGCGATGCCTACCTGAGCGGTGCCAACCTGAGCGATGCCTACCTGAGCGGTGCCAACCTGAGCGATGCCTACCTGAGCGGTGCCAACCTGAGCGATGCCTACCTGAGCGATGCCAACCTGAGCGATGCCTACCTGAGCGGTGCCAACCTGCGCGGTGCCCCAATCATCACAAACATTCACCAGCGTGTTTATGATGCAGCATCGCAACCCAACGCGCTCGACATGGGCATTTGGCACAAATGCGGGACAACGCATTGCCGTGCAGGTTGGGTTGTCGTTCTGGCAGGCGATGAAGGCAAGGCGCTTGAGGCCAGCATCGGTACTGCCGCCGCCGCATCGCTGATCTACCTTGCCAGCGACCCGGCACTAGAGAAGTTTCCGAGCTTCTATTGCAGCAATGACGAAGCGATTGATGACATGAAGCGCCTTGCTGAATTGGAGGCGGCTAAGTGAAACCCGCCCTCCGCCAAGTCGCCACGGAGACACGTTCTGTGGGTGAAAAGACTATCACCGGCCCCAAAGCATGGTTTACGCTTGGATCGCCATACATTCGCCAGCCGATGACGGGACACCGGCAGATGATCGATCCGGTTCCGTTTGCGCGGCCAACAGTTAACCCCTCACTCGGTAAAGCTGCCACGGTGGCAGTTGGGCTTAATGGAGTAGCATCCCCCGATGCACGCCCGCCGAGATGGTTCGGACGCCTGCCCGGTGGCGTTGAGGATACCGGGCTATAGGAGAGTTTATGCATGAAGTTATCATAGGCCGCGCGCGTTTAATCCTTGGCGATTGTCGCGATGTGCTGCCGACGTTGGGCAAGGTTGACGCGGTGGTGACTGATCCGCCTTATGGGATTGGTGAAAGCGCGGGCAAAGCCAAGACACGGACGAGCAAAGGCAATCAGAAATGGGTGAAAGATTATGGTGACGACAACTGGGATAATGCACCAATCTCGGATGACCTGATCACCGAAATCCGCGCGCTATCACGCTGGCAAATCATCTTTGGCGGAAACTACTACTCCTTGCCCGCAACCAAGTGCTGGCTTGTTTGGGACAAGCTGAACGGCGACACGGATTTTGCCGATTGCGAACTAGCATGGACAAACCTGCAGAAAGCAGTCCGTCGTATCCGTTTTCTTTGGAATGGCTGGAATCTTGGGGGGGGGGGGAGCAACGCGGAGACCATCCCACACAGAAGCCAATCGGTGTAATGAAGTGGTGTATCAGCCACCTTCCTGAAGGATGCCAAACCATCCTCGACCCCTTTATGGGCAGCGGGACAACCGGCGTTGCAGCGGTTCAAATGGGCCGCGACTTTATCGGGATCGAACGCGAGGAAAAATATTTCTACATCGCCTGCAAGCGTATTGAAGACGCGCAACGTCAACAGGATTTATTTATATGACCAACCCCCCCAATCTACTGCAACCACTGCGCAACGTACCTCAAGGAAAGCGCCGTCAAGGCATGTTTACGCAAGACATGCGAGCATAAGGGAAAGGACGCTAGGTCATGACATACGAAGCATGGGCCACCGGCCATCGGATGAGAGAGGGCGGGGAGTACCTGGATCGTGATCCGCGCGGGTACTTTGCCGCCGTGGACTTGATTGACCGGCTGGAAAAGGCATTGACCGCGCCTAATGTAGTGCCTACAAGAGACACCAATGACATATCTTGATTACCTCAAACCAGACGAACGCAAGCGATTTGAATTGCTCTCACGCAATGCTGATGTGATCGAATGGAAGCGATTAATGAAGCGCGGTCAAATGCGCCATTATAGGGATAACCACCAATGAATGACCCCGTAAAAACGCATACACCTTTGCGCCTGTCTGCTGGCGATGAAACGCGCATCCCACCGACCGCAGATAGCGTTGAACGCCGGTTAGAGCGCATTGCTGCCGTGTTGGCGAAGGTGGGTGCGGTATGAGCACCCACCACGCAGAGGCGATCTTGCGGGCTGCTGGCAGTAGCTTGCGGCATTACGAGCCACGGACACGCGAAGCCATCCTTGCGGCTGTCAGGGAGGCTGTGGAGGCCGAGCGGCGGGCGGTTGGGGACTTCCCTGCTTTGCGTGATTTGATCGCAGAGGTCGCAGCGGACCTGTCGCAAGTAGAACCGTTCTGGACAGCCGGTTGTCTTGCGGATGCGCTGATTAAAAAGGGCGTCACTGCTCTCCCAACACCCCCGCGAGGTGAGTGATATGGAACGCATTCTCGTTTGTGGTGGCAGAGACTTTGCCGACGCTGCTTTTCTGTTCGGCATTCTCGATATGGAAGCCGAAGCCCGCCACGTTCACAGAATCATTCAAGGCGGCGCAAAGGGAGCAGATGAACTTGCCCGCATGTGGGCGTTATCGCGCTTTTGCGATTACGATAATTTCCCTGCTGACTGGAAAAAGCACGGCAAGGCTGCTGGGCCTATCCGCAACCAGCAAATGATAGACGAAGGCAAGCCGACAAAGGTATTTGCATTCGATGGCGGGCGCGGGACTGCTGATATGGTGCGCCGCGCAAAAGCTGCTGGCATTCCAGTTCTCGCATTCTCAACCCAAGGCCCCACCCCATGACAGCTAGGACATGCGAGACGTGCCGGTGGATCAAGACGTTCACCCCGCGCGCCGATGAGGTTGCGCGCTTCAATTGGGCAGGCGTTGGCTATGGCTGCACATACCCGGATTATGAAGGTTACACCCAACCGGCAAGCACATGTCCATCTCATTATCCCAAGGACACCCAGCCATGACTTCCCCAGCACTGCCACCGAAGGAGATTGAGCGTCGGCGGCTGCTATCTGTTGAGCGCATGAAGGAGCTTAGAAAGTTAGACTGGCAACGCCGTTACCAAGAGATGTGTGACAAGTTCTACTGGTCACATGGCCGGTGCTGCGCTGGTTGCGATCATTGGTCTAGCGATGGCGGATGGATAGGCATTTGCACATCGGCACCGCCTGTAAGCGGTCATCAAGTCATGAGTTCGCTTGGCATTGAATGGTCAACCTACACGCCACCGCCCGGACAGCCATTTACGGAGCGCGATCATGTTTGCGGGGCATTCAAGGATGACTTCGATTGGACCACCTTAGAGCCTGAATACCTGAAACGCATTGGAGCCAAGCCATGACCGAAGCAACCGAAGTTATGCAGGCGGTTGAATTGAAGCCGTGCCCGTTTTGTGGTGGTGCCGCGACCTGCGAGAATATTGGAGATCGCGAAGATTTTTGGATGGCCGGATGAGACAACAACACATGTTTGACTGACGTGGCAGCTATTCTGCCATCGAAAGCCGAAGCTATCGCCGCATGGAACACCCGCACACAATCCGCAGCGCAGAATGTGCCGGTGTTGCTGGAGGCTTTGCGCCGCATACTTCCATCAGCGGCAGGATTGGATGACGCGCCTGATAGTAAGATCATCGCCTGCTACATGAATATGGGCGAACTTCGGGCCATCAAAGCAGCCATCGCACAAGCACAGGAGCCAGAATGATGCTTATCAAAGCAACAAGGACCGGAAATCGCATCTTTGGTTCAGGGCAACCACCCAAAGTTTCAACAGTCACCATAGCTGGTGCAAAGCTACGTCAGACCGAGAGTGATACGTGGTCAAGCGGGGGATACGCTGGCGACGGAGAGTATATCCGATGTGTTTGGTTGGAAACGACTGAAGTGGTCGATCCTTGGCCGAATATTAAAGCACAGGAGCCAACCCATGAACGCTGAACAGAAGGCTGATGATGGGCAATGGCAACCAGATCAGGACGCATTGAACAGGATGTATCGCGCCTATCAGCGTGGCACTGGATGTCACCTAACTGCCGAAATGATTCACGCCCTTAGCACTACTCTATTTGGGCAGATGTGGGCCGAAGCTGATCCCCGCGCCCTACGGGAGAACCAGCCATGACAGAACAGATTGTGGTAATCTACGTTATCGGTGCAGTCATTTCCGCCATCATCCTTGGGGCTGTAGAAGACCGTGCAGATGATGATTGGGCAGGTGGTTGGTGCATCGCCGCACTTTGGCCGCTTGTTTTTGTTGTGGTCGCCGTTTGCGCTTTCATTGGCGGGCCGTTCTGGCTTGGCCGTCAAATAAGGAGGCTTTTGCCATGACAGAACAGAACGCGCGTGAAGCGATGGAAGTGCTGCGAAGTGCCGTTCATGCTTATGGCGGAGAGTTGATCCCCGGCGAAAACGAAGACCGTGCCGCATCAGTCATCGCCGCAAAGCTGGCCGAGAAGGATGCTGATATTGCGCGACTTTGGGTATTCATTAGCCGATACGCGCAGCACGATATGAACTGCAAGCTGGCGATGAGAATAGGTTCTGAGTGTAGCTGTATGCTCACATTGAACCGCCAAGCCCTCAAACCAGAAAGCCCCGACCATGACTGATTATATGCAGAAGGCGCGGGAATTGCTGAACACGACATCTTGGTTTGGTGGCGACTTGCAAGCTATAGTCGCCAGCACCCTCGAAGCCCTCGACACCGAACGCGCCGCACACGAAGCCACCAAGGCCGAGTTGCAGGCTTTGCGGGAGGCTTTGCGCGTAATTCAATCCGCAGCACAACAGTCTGGTCACTGGCCACCGCAACGGCGTGACGCCACACTTGAAGGTATCGAGAAGGTTGCTAACCGTGCATTGGAGAAGGACGCATGATGCAGGACGTTGAACGGGTTGCGCGCATCCTAGCACCACACCTCGAAGGCGGACGCGAGTTTGGCCAGATGCCACCAGATCGCCGGACGCTCAAGATATGGCGGGCAAGCGGTATGTGCAGCACGAACGACGCCACGCAGGAGGACGCCATTGACGCAGCCATCGCCGCCATATCCGCCATGACGCCGGACACCGCCAGCAATGACTATGCGAGGGGCTGGAACGCTGCGATTGATGAGCTAGAACGGCAGGACGGATTTGGTGAATGGGCAGATGCTGCGAAGCTTCTGCGCACACTCAAGAAACCAGCCACAACCTGAATTAAGCCAATCGTTATGTTAGAAAACCCCCGATCCTTTGACACGTTGCGGGGATGTGTTAAAGCAAGCGCACGAACCCCGCACGCCTCTCGATGTGAAAGCCTTGTTCGAGCGAGTAGTGAAGCGCATCATGCGGGGTCTCTAATTAAGGGCGGCGTTAGGACAGGGTGTTCCCAGTCGCGCCGCCCTAACCACTGGCATACATCACCCTGCCCATTGGCTCTTGGATCAGCTCAAACCAACCAGCGTGACCAGACCGCGTAATCCGAAACGATCCAACCTTGCTGCGAAGAAGGTGCAGGTGCTGATAGATCGCCGGATATGCGGCTTCCGGTTCGTCGTCGGGCAATGGCCAAACCGCCTCAATCAGCGTTACAATGTCAGTCGGGCGAGGATACCGCATAAGCATGACCAGCAATATCTCCGCTTCAGTTGGCGACAGGTGGATGCGAAAACCGCTCACCCTGCACTCGCCGCGTTGATACTCTGGCCATGTCATGCGGATCATGGCAGTGATAAGAACCGACGAGGCTTGGTGATCAAGATGTCAGCGCCTGCAATGTCGCATCACTAACTTGGGTGTTCCAGAACGATACCCGGCGAACTTTACCGCGACCGTTGAATGCCCCCACGCCATTAGTGGCGATATCGAAGTGGGTGAACGCCGCGTTTGAGCCGTGGCTGGCAGATGTAACTGCACCGCCATTTGCAGAGCATCGGATTGAAGCTGTGCCAGAATTCCGGCAGAAAGCGACTTTCTGGTAAGTGCCGAATGTGAACGAGCCTGCTGGCAATCCGAGTGCAGCGCAAGACCCATCGGCAGCAATCCAGAATCCGAAATTGGCATCAGAAACGAACAATGCGCGACCGCCGTTAAAGTCGAGTTTACCTTCCCAATATGCGGTGAATGTGTCCGTCTTGATCAAATCGACAATTGGAGGCTTTCCAATAACAGTCGCACGGTTTTGTGGACGATTCACAGAGGCCGTTGTCGTGGCAATCCGGGGGCCGACCGTGTTGCTATTTTCAAGCTGCACATAGTCAATATCGAACACATCGCCTGACGTTCCAAAACGGAAACCGACTTGCGGGTTTGTGACTGTTTGCGCTGGAATAGATGGGCGCGTCCAAGTCGTGCCGGTGCCTGTAAGCGTGACCCACGATGCGCCGCCGTCCATCGTCATTTCAATGGTGCCGGTGCCGGTCACACGCTTGATGTCAACAGAGCCGATTTGAGTGCTGGATGCCAATGTGATGGCGGGCAGCATCGCAGTGCCGCCGTCCGTGGTGACGGTTATGCGTGAACCTGCATTAGCGCCGTTGTTTCTGCCGGTTGACCTCGCGGCAGTTACGTTGGTTTTTGTCCAAGATGCGTTGGTGAAGTCACGGTTCTGAATTGCACGGTTCGTCCGGTCTGGCCAGACTTCCAAGCCGTCAGAGTTGCGCTGCAATGTGCTGCCACCGACAGACACAAGAGATCCATCGCTCTCAAGTTCATAAAGGCCACCAACGAAGTTGCCTGCCTCGGCAATGTACGTAAAGAATGTGCCGCCTGTTTTGGGGGCTGATAGGCGGAAGTCTAGGTCGTAGGTCGCAGATGCGAAGGGATCTACGACAGGCGCAGCAGCTAAAGTCACAATCGCGCCAAAGGGCTGCACGTCAACAATGTCAGTTGCCAATGTCCCCGGAAGGTTTTTTGGAATAGTCTCACCTTCAAGAATGGTCCACGCGCCGCCATTTACGCGATAACGAAAATCAACCATGCCTTATGCTCCTACCGTCACGGTGCCGTCAGGCTCACGTGTGAGATTTGGCGACCACGTAGGGCCGATACTTGTGATTGTGACCGTGCCGTCTGGTTCACGGACGAGTACGGTTGCACCACCCCCCGCACGAGGCGACATAGAAAGCGTCAGAGCGCTTGATAGGGACAGGCCAGCCATTACTTGCGCTCCTCGTTCACATTGACCGCCGCTTGAGCCTCAACCCAGCTAATCAGTTCATCCAACTGCACCGCGTACGTGCTGCACATCAGCGCGGTAGAAAGTCCGTCCGCGTCGGGCGCTGCATCAGCACCGAAGGCGGGCTTGGGTAGGCCGGACACATCGACGCCCCCGGCTGCACTGGTAGCGTTGGCTCCACGTTCCCGCCGCAACCCGTCATAGAGAGAGCGCAAAGCAGCAAGGCGGCGTTCGTAATCATCTTGGGCATGGTCGTTGATCCTGTCTTGTTCAGCCTTCACGCGGGCCAAGCGGAAAACTTCACGGCGTTGCGCCTCTGCCATTGCCGCGCGGAATGTGTCCTTGGTCTTGCGGTGGCTGGCAGCTTCGTCCTGGCGTAATTGCGTCATGCGTTCGAGACGCGACACAAGCCCGCCGCCGATGAAGGGCAGGCCGTGGATCTGGATCAGCAGCACGACAACCAAGCCACCGAGGAAGGCGGATAGAGCGCGCCATAGGTTGCCGGTGATTGCGGCTATCACCACTCATCCCTCCGGCCGAAGCCGATAGCGCGAGGTTCCCGCCATATCTCTTCGCCCGTTGCATCAAGCAGGCCGGTGAATGTCGGCACATGCTCGTCAACATCAGGTGTGTGGCTTTGAGGCTTCCCGTAGTGGTCATTCTCGACATACAGGGTTGCGCGCGTTTGCTGGCGTTTGATGAAATAGCGGCTCATTCTTCGCGCCCCTGCTTGACTAGCCTAGCGCCGCTTGCCGTGGCGAAGATCACAAGGCCCGCGATAAGCCCGAACGGCTCCCGATAGGCTTCAGGCAGCATTCCAGACAGCCGCTCAAGTTCGCCGGGATAGGCCACGAAATACGCGCCGATAACGCCAGCAATGCCAGCGAGGCGAATTGACCATGCCTTGCGGAACTGTGCCGCCCAATCCTCGATCAGCTTCATGCGTAGACTTTCCACGGCAACTGCCAGTGTGGCCCGTCCTTAAATTTCCAATCGCCGCCCCATTCAATCGGAACGCCAACGTCAGCCGCCGCTTGTTTAATGATGGGCGCAAGCTTGTGATAAAGCGGCCAATCCCAAGAGACCTTGCCGCCTATCATGGGTGCAATATCGACAGCGCGCGAAAGGCCATCCTTGCCGGGAAGGTGCCGCGAGTTCATCGTCTTGGATGCGCCTTGCGCGACAAGTTGCTTTTGCCGTGCCACCGTGCGCAACACTTCCAGAACGGTGAAGTCCACAGACGAAATTGCAGCCGCGCGAATTATGACTTTTGCTAGATCAGGGTGCGCGCCTTGCAGTCGTTCAAGTGACCGTTGTGATAGTGTGATGCTCACTTCCGTCCCTCCAACCATTCCGCCATACCGTCCATACGGGCTTCCAAGGCGTCCACGCGCTTAAACACGTTTAGCATTGCGCGTAGCTTGCTCATCGGTCCCTCATCGCTATCTCGTGGAACTGTGTGAACAACGCATCGTGCTTGGCTTCTAGCTTGTCCAAGCGGTCTTTCAGCGGCTTTACGATCCATTGGTAACACGACGCCCATCCTGCCCCGAAGATCGTCGCGAACACGGGGATTGTGAGCGCCCCTAAATCCAATGTCGGCATGGACACCCCTCATATTCCCGCCCTCCTCGGGCCGTGACTGACTGCAAAAAGAGTTTTCTGGAGTTGCGGTAAGGGACCAGCCAAAAGCAATTGCACCGATGAAATCCACCAAAGCCACCACCATTGTTCAGCGCCCGTTTTCGTCGCATACGCATACCAGCAAACGGCAAATAACGCCATAATGATAGCATCTGTAATTGACGAATAGAACCGCAAGCCTACGCAAATGATTATCGCGTCTGTAACCCAATACAACGCGATTGGCAGGCTGTTGTCAGTCACTAGATAAACAGCCTGCCCTAATCCCCACGCGCCAACCAAAGCCAGCGCTAGAGGTCGCCACAATCCACCGACGCAAGACCATGCAATCAATACAACTGTGACAACCTCATACCAAAGCACGGTTTAACCTCCCGGTGGACGGCCATTCCCGCCGCCGCGTGTTTGGATATGCCCTTGCGCATTACGCAGCGCATCCAATGCGGCAGTAAGAGCATCAACTTCACGCTGTGCCCTATCCCGCATTTTCTCAAGTTGCTTCAATTGTTCTTCGTTCATCATAACCCCCTATGAATGCAGATCATCGCCAGCGAGCGATGCAAGCACTTCCGCTGCTTTGATTGCTGCCTCAATCGCATCTGCCACGCTGACAAAGGTGCGCAGTTGATCGAGGTTGCCTTGAACCGACGCCGCCGAAATGGCGTTCAGGAGGAATTGGCGATGCTCTTCTTTGTCGAGTGTCATGGGTTAGGCTCCTAGAAGGCCGTGCAAGGTCAATGCGTCCTGCATAGACTTCACGCGGGCAGCGAGTTGTGCAGTGGTTATCGTGCCGGTTGCATAGGCTGTGGCTTTGTCCGCAGTGCCGGTCATAGCGGTCCATCCGGTATCGCGGGCGCGAACAACTTGAGTGCCGGACACGCGAAGGACGCCGCCTGCCTGCAAATCAAGGTTGCCGGTCGCATCAATAGCAACCAACGAACTTGCATCGGTAGGATCACGCCATATCCAAGACCCCGCCGTTGGCAGCACTTGGCGATGGTTCGTGCCGTCGAAATATGACCGCGTAGACTTGCCGCCGCCCGTCCACAGCAGTCCACGACTTGAGCCTGTACCCATTGTGTGAGCGGTTCCGGCAAACGTGCCAACGGTCGTATTTGTCAGGCTGTCAGCGGAACCAGATGATTGCAGAGCCAGACCCGCCGCTGTAGTAGCAAGGCCACCCAAGATAATCCCGTTGTTAAAAGTGCCGCCACCCACGCTGCCTGTAAAAATTGCAGGCGCTGGTATTGCGATGCTAAAAGCGTTGATTGCAAGGCCGATGCTGTTCGGGCTAAGTGTTGTGCCCGGTGACGGCTGGAGGTCGATCTCCATGCCCACCAGCTTTGTGCCAGTAGTGCCCGCCGTGTTCGTCGCCAGCACGTTAAGGCCAAATGCAACGGTGTTATTCAACCGCGCATTAGCAACAATGATTTGCCCGCAAACGTCCGCGTTTGATCCGTTGTTAGTGACATTGACAAACAGCCCTGCAAATGGCCCGCCGTTGGTGATACCTTCGACTTGACTGTTATCAAACGCCTTGCTGATACCGGCCCATACATAAACCGGCGAACCCGGCCAATATCCGCCACGATCTTCAAGAGGCTCTACCGTGTTGTCTTCAAGCAGTTTGTCAACGCGAAGCAGACTACCTTGCACCGCCGTTTGGTTGCCGATTTTCCAGATACCGTCTTCTACTGTGCCGCCTGTTGCTGCGCCGATGCCAGCCGCGCCGGTTGGTTCAGCAAGTTCAGCCACGGTAACAAAGCCTGAAACGCTTAGATCGCTAGAAACAAGACCCCCGTTGCCATCCAACACTGTAAGTGAAACGGTATCAACCGCAGTATACAAGCCAGCCTTAGCGCCTTGATATGCGGGATAACCGTCAACAGTGCGGATAGGTTGTGCCCACGGCAACGTAAGATCCGCATCACGATAGACCGTAATCTGGTTCGTGATGGCGTTTAAGTTTTCCGTGCCGACATAAATGAACCCGCCGGTTCCAGCCTCGGCAAAGTACGGGAATGGGTTTGTGATGCTGGTCATTGTTTAGCCTCCGAGGCATTATAAGCTGCAATTAGGCGCTTGACTAGCGCGGCCTCTTCAGACGGCTTGGCATTTCGAAGTTGCATTAGAATATTGCGTGTAGCACCGCTTTCCATAAGTCTTGAAAGCAGCCCTACAGTTCCGGCGGCACCTAGCGTACCAAGCGCGACAGATCCACCTGTAGCAGCGCCACCCATCAAAGCTCCAACTGCACCCGTAAGCCCGCTGACACTAGCCAGCGCAACGCCTTGTTGCCCAGTGTTGGTTAGAACGCCAGCCTCACCCGCGCGGCGTGTCAACTTCAACGCCTTAACAAGCCCCGCAATACGGTCAGCCTCATCCTTTGGGAACATGACGCCAATGGAGTTACCCTGTTGACGTACTGCGCTAATAAAGCGTTCTGGGCTAATGGCGTCGATGTCACCACCAATATCTTTGAACACTTTGTCCATAATAGCAGAACGTGCGTTGGCTCGCCCTTCTGGAGTAAGGCTGCGGTATAGTGATGCAACGTCGCTGCGCTTTTGACTAAACAACAGATTGTTAACTGCCTCTGGGGTAACGTCACCATTGCGCAAAACAGACTTAAGGGCTTGCTTATCAAGATCACCAGCAAGTTCTGACAGCCGCTTGTTAGCAATCATCCACTTATTAGCCTCACGGCTTCCACCATTTTGGCGAATAAATGCCCCCATATCATCGCGCAATGGCTTGTAAATACGGTTTAGGCTTTTCTGCGCCTCACTACTAACGGCGGATAGTTCTGGCGACTTAAATTCCTCGCCAATCTGTTTGCGTAAAACCTCAATATCTTCAAGGGTTTTACCTTGGATGTCAGACTTCCAACGACGCAAGATCGCGACAGCAGGCGCAAACCCTTCTGGGCTAATCCGCGACAAGCGGGCTATTTCATCGTCAATCGCAGTTGTGGCGTTGGCGACAGGAACCTCACCCGCCGTATCAAGCGATGCAATGACTTGCTTTTTCATGTCAGAATATTTTGTAAGCTCGCCACCACGCTTCGCAGCGACACTACGCCAAACCTTGTCTGGTAAACCTTCCGCGCCGACGCTGTAATCCTTCAGAACGTCTTTAACTGCTTCCACACGCGATTCTTGCTGCGTAGCGCGCAAACCACCAGTTCCCGCAACAGGGATACGCTCTCCAGTTGCTTGCAGGTTCTTACCCATAAATGTCTGTGGGGGCGCAACATCCGAAGTCATTACAGGAATGCGGGCACGTTCAGCAGCTGCAACGCCAGATGGCATGGTTGCGCGTGGAGCGGCTAAAGCTTGCCCAATTCCAGACGCCCCTGCACCTAAGGCGCCGCCAACCAAAGCCGCGCCCATTTGCGCGACAGGTCCTCCACCTTGTTGGCGGGCAATCTCGCCGCCAGCACCTGCACCAGCGCCGCCCGCAACCTGCTGCACTGGTTGCGCCGCCATTACTGAAGCCGCGCGCCCTGCTATACCGGGGAGTGTACGCGCAAGGCCACCAGCTAATCCTGCGCCAGTTGCTGCGCCCGTAGCGCCGCTGATAATAGCATTAGCCATATCACTTTGGTTGCGCGGTAAACCCAGTGCTTCGCGTGTTGTGTTTCCTAAATCAGTCGAAAGATTAGTTCCAAACGCTGAATTTATTGTGGCATTAATTGGATTACCAATGATGCCTAAAACATTTCCTGCGCCTTCAGCCATAGAGCCGAGGCCTTGCGCGATACCTTCGCCGATTTGACTACCGCCGGAAGGGGGAGGGGAAGGTTGTGCGCCTTGCTGATAAACAACGCCACCGTACTCAAAGGGCTTGCCTTCAGACTGCGACATTGCTGACCGGATATCGGTGTCAACAGTGCTTGGCGGCTTTCCGCTAGCCATGCCATCGATCAAGACATCAAGCATGTTTAGCTTTTCTTGAATTGCGATGTCACTATCTGAAGCCTGCGGAATATAGGCCATAAAGACCTGCATTTCCTTATCGCTGTCACCTTCTTTGGCAGACTGCGCTACAAGGGGGCGGATTAGCGGCAACATAGCATTGGCAGCTACGTCAAACCGTTCATTTTCAGGAAGTGCAAAATATTCAGTCAAGCCGCCGAGGCGCTCTAATGGCTGGCCTTGAATGTCACGCTTAAATAGTTCTTTCACCCGCGCCATTTCGGTGCGGATGGTGGCTGCGCGCTTCTCAACGCTGTCTTGCTTGGCTTGCAAGTCAATTTCAGTTGCGGTTTTTCCTTCACCACCTTTACGCGCAGCAGCTTGCGCAGCAATTACAGCCGGATCATCAGGCCCGCCGAGGATGAATGATAAGCCTTCGCCCGTGCGCTCATAGCCGCTAGGTGGCGCTGGCGCTTTCTCAGGTGCGGCGGGAATATAAATAGCCCCACCCGACGCAGGTTGTGCCTTTGTCGGATCAGCGACAACAGGGGCGCTATCCCACCAGTTCTGTTCCTGCGTAGCCATTATTTAGGTTCCATGTGGACGTGGTCGCCCTCGTTAATGACATCAAGGCCGGGGTTAAGGCGGCGCAATGTGGCAGCGTAATCGCTCATAGACATTCCGGGAGGCGGAACGCTGTCACGCGCGCGCCCTGACAAGTGGAAGCTATTGGGCTTACCTTGAACCGCTGCGTTTTTGGCAGGGCTGCGAAGTGTGGACGTGATGCGTTCACCGGCTACCCCCCTCGGTGCGAAACCCGCCGGTAGCATTGCTGCTACCACCTCCCGGCTTAGTGCGTATAATACCAGTCGGATCTTGGAATAATGTGCCAGGGGGTAAGGCGTCATATTCAGCCTTGCTCTTTGGCTTGGCAGGACCGCCACGTTGCACATTGGAAGGCATAGGAGCGCCGCCAAGTATTCTATTAAGTTCGTCAGCCTGCCCACTAAAGAAGCCACCGCCGGGGAGTGTGGTTGTGATCTTTGTGCGCTCCTCACGCAAGGCTTGCTTAAATTCTGGCGTTCCGATTGCTTCTGGCCCCATTTCAGCCACAAGGTTTTTAATCGTTGCCGTGTCAAGTTTCATGCCTTTGTCGGCATACAATTCCTTGTACCCGTCAGGATCAAGGAAATAGCTGCTATTGGCCAATCCGAGCTTGGCCGCGTCTGGGTTTTTGTCAATCATATCAAGATTGAACTCTAACGCTTTGGCGTAATCCTCTTGCCCGCGTGTGTTTTTCGCAGCCTGCAATATTTCCTGCCCGTATCGCTTTGCGCCTTCAACGTCGCCGGTTTCAAGCATTTGCAGTGCCGTATTAGCCTGACTAAACCGCGACTTCTTTTGTTCGTCAGACAGGTTGGCAAAGACTTCCTGCACAGCCTTGCCCTGCTCCGGAAACCTAAGCGCGAATTGCGCCATAGCTTCGGGCGAGCGGTCCTGCATTAAGCCTTGAATGGCTTGCGCATATTGTTGCTGGCGAGATTGCTCTTGCGCGACCTTATCACGCTGTTGCCGTGCCGCTTGAAACGACTGCAAAAACGCCTGCCCCG